TATCTCGAAGGTAACACTAAAAAATATCTACATCGTTGGCGATACAAGAACAAACGAGTGCAAGACCTGATGAAGGCTGAGTGGTATCTTAATCGTCTACGAATTGAAGCTGAAGAAATGGAGAAATCAAATGGTTAATTTTAGCGTAAATCTAACTGACGATCAGAAGGATGAGATTGTAGTCAATGTACTACTGAAAGATCTATTTTCATTTGAAGGAAAGGTGGCATATCCTAATCCTGAAGATATGGAGATACGAGATGCAATCAAGACTATACTATCTAAGTGGTACATGACTCCGGAAGCCTTCAAGAAAGTAACAGAAGGTGAGAATACTGAAGAAACTAAAGATGATAAGTACTATTGGATTGAACCAATGAACGGATGGAAGTGGGGTTTTCCTAAGAAGATAAGCTACGATAGTTATCTAGGTGACACTATGGAATGGTTCGTAAAAAACGGATATCCTAAGGATGAGATAGAGAAACTAGGTAAGCACTTCACTTGGAAACTCTGGCAACGACCTGAAGAAACTGAAGGGCAAGACAAATGAATAAGGTATTCGGATTAGTTCTAGCTGGTGGTTTATTAACCTCAGTTAGTGTAGGTTATGCATCAGTCAGCAAAGACTGTGGCTACGACGACAAAGGCTACTTCCATAGCGGAGGCCAAGTCTACGCTTTCGGTACAATGCAAGATGCTAGAGCCTGTGCAGCTAAGGGTTTACTTCCTGATGTAGTTTTTGATAGGCTAGGTGTGTTAGGTAGTAGTGATGAAGCTGCTAGTATTAAACTCTTGAATGCTTCAGTGATTAATGCTAAGGCTGCTGAGGCTAAAGCTAAGGCAGAAGCTGAGGCAAAGGCTAAAGCTGAAGCTGAGGCTAAAGCAAAGGCAGAAGCTGAGGCAAAGGCTAAGGCAGAAGCGGAGGTTAAATGAGTTGGCATTATCAAGCAAGAAGAAAGACTATTAACAATGAAACTGTCTATGAACTTGTAGAGGCATATCCTGAGCTAAGAGACAATGGTGTTACTCCACATACTCTAGATGCTGTGACTGTCTGTGCAGATTCAAAAGAGGAGTTAGTTAAATGGCTTCGTATTGCTGCGGATGATGTTGAAAAGTATGATGTGATTGACGGAGATAACTAGAAGGGATTGCCAATGACTTGTGAAGTTAAGTTAGCTGGATATACACAGGCAGTTAAAGGCATAGATGTAGGTCAGAACTTAACTGATCTTATTGCTTATTATGCTCGTGTATCTAACCCATCGTCTCAGATGCTAGGTTTAAAGAACTACAAGTTAATCCACTATCTTATTAATCACAAGCATTGGTCTCCATTTGAAATGGTTAACGTATGCCTAGACATAGTAACCACCAGAGACATAGCTAGGCAGCTACTTAGGCATAGATCATTTAGCTTTCAGGAGTTCAGCCAACGGTATGCAGCTACTGATATTAGTGCAGAACTACGAGAGACTAGACTACAAGATACAGTCAACAGACAGAACTCATTGCCTAATACAGATGCAGGTATTGAGATGTGGTGGGAGGATCAACAGGCAGGTATCTTAAACAAATGCTTTAATACTTACGATGAAGCACTTAAAAAAGGAATAGCCAAGGAACAGGCTAGAGCTATACTACCGGAAGGATTAACTAAAACTAGAGTGTTTGCTAATGGTAATCTTCGTTCTTGGATACACTACATTGAACTAAGGACTGACCCATCAACTCAAAAGGAACACCGACAATTAGCAAGAGCATGTGCTTTTGAAATTGCCAAGGTGTTCCCAGATATAATTGAGTTTGTTAAACCTGAGGTTACTTCTTTGGCTTCTTCTTTGGTTGAGCCTTTGGTTTCATCTTAGGTTTAGTTGCGCTCTTGTAGGGCATAGCACCCTTGGATTTTGAATAAGGCATTATTTCTTTTTCCTCTTCTTTCGTTCTGCACCTTTGACTTTACCCTTGGCGATTGAGGCATAGAAAACTCTTTCGCCTTTTTCTTTACCATAGGTACTACGCATTGCACCCATGATCTGTTTGCCTTTCTTTGTCAGTGGCATTACTTTTTAGTCCTTTGCATTACTTTTAGTTAATTGCATTACTTTTTCTTCTTTGGTTTGGATTGTGATTTACGGAAGGCTTCAGCAGTAGGTGCTCCCTTAGATCCTGGCTTACGCATTTTCTCTCCTGAACCCTTCTTGATTCTCTCTCGTTTAGCGTGGATGTTAGCCCACAGTCCTTGCTTCTTAGCCATCTACACTTTTACCTTTCTAAAGAATATAGATAGAATGAATGCACCTAGTCCAGATACAAAGGCTTCACCTGGGAAATGTGCAGGATGTACTATGTAGTCACCAACCACAGTTAAAACTCCTATGACCCAAGCAGTAAACCAAGGGCTAGGATTCTTTTTGATTAGCATACATAGAGCTACACCTAAGAAAGATACAATACCTACCTTGGATGCAGTCAGAGCATGGTCAATAGATACAACAGATAAATCGCCTTGTACCATAGACAACATACAAGCAGTCCATGTGTCTCTGAAGGCTTTGAATGGTTCTCTTAGTTTTACCATTTGACTTTATCAGCCCAGTAAGCAGCAGACATCTTACCTTTTTTAATATTCTTGGCATGTCTAGCTTTAAAGGCCTTGTTACGTGGAGATCCTTTGGGTGAGCCTTTGACTCCTTGTTGTCCGAATCGAATGATCTTCTCCTTTCCGTTAGCACAAGCTTTAACTACATGAGACTTGGTAGGATGATTGGGTGTACTCTTAGGTGAGTTACATTTCATCTTAGCTTTGTTTAGTCTAGCTGCCATATGTAATTACCTCGCGTTCTTAACCATTGATGCACCAAAGTACAGACCTACAATTGCACCTAGCAAATGAGTATCTAATGGTGTTAACACTAGACCACTCACAGTATGCCATGTTGTAGTCTCCTTGCCTTCAGTTAGAAAGAAAAACCCAGGATGCCATTCGGTATATCCTACTGTAACTCCTACGTCAGGCCAGAACACAGCAACTAACTTAGGCCAAACAATAACAGCAAAGACAGCAGACAAAGCTATGATACGTCGAGTGACTTGAAAGCCTTTGTTCTCATAACGTCTAGCTAGATCTGTAGCCTTCGACTGTGCAGCTAGTCCATCGATTGCTCTTTGAAATGCATCTTGTTTAGCCTTAGCACTTTGACCCCAGAGCGTCATCACTCCTGACAACAGCCCTGATCCTAACATTGTGATTAGTTCTAACGGTAGTCCACCTAACATTGTAGTTATCCTTATTGATTCAGAGATCTATAGTAGGCTTCTTTAGCTGCTTGCCTAGCTTGAGCTTCTCTTACTCGTTTTTCTGTTGGCGTCTCAGTCAATGCTTTGGATATCTCAGAAGCAAACTGTGCATCTGATGTATCCTCAGGTCTCCTTGGAGGAAGAGGAATATCTTTAGCTCCAGTTTCTAAACCTGAAAACCTATTCATGTAGTCAGATAATTTAGTACCAACAGCATCAGCCCTATTGTACTTCTCGTCTGTTAAGTACTTATTCAGACCGTCCATGCCTCCTAAGTGAGCAACAGCAAGCATACCTGACAGAGTTATTTCAGAGCCTGACTTAGGATCAGTCTGACCTATGAATCTATCTAGTCCTCTCTTTTGTATATTATCAGCATGGTCATTGTAGTGCCAAAGAGCTACTTCATCTTGCTTACCTTGGTCACCTTTAAGTTGGTTAAGTGTGTACTTATTTCCTGTAGCTTTATTGAAATCAGTTAACCTAGCTCCTCCAACTTGGTCTAGTCCAACAAAAGATCTACGTTGTTTATCTGTGAACTGTGCTGTTGTACGTCCACTAGATTCACTCTGTCTAAGAGCATCTACAAATTCACTACTAATAGAAACCTGCTGAGCTACTTCCTCAGGTCTACCTTGCCTAGCATAAAACAAAGCTAAGTCTCTTAGATCAGGAGGTAACTCAGCAGCAGCGGCTGGACTACCAAGGAAGAACTCACCTATTCTCTGTAGAATGCTACGGTCCTCAGGCACAGGTTCAGCAGCAACAGGAGCAGTAGGAGCACCTTGGTTCATCACAGGCTCTTGCACAGGTTCTCCGCTAGGCTCAGTGATAGGAGCTAGTATATCTTCAGTTGGATCTGTTAGTTGAGCTATGCTATTGTCAATAACTGATATTGCATCTCTACGTTTGAGAGCCTCAGGAATAGCATTAAGCCTACCAAGTCTTATAACATTTGTAGCATTAACACCTGAAACTCTAAACCTAATGTACTTAGCTTCTATCTTATTGAAGTTATCTCTAGCAGCTACAGCAAGATCACCAGCATAGAACTCATTTAGGTCAGCATTGAAAGCAGCTAAGTCTTCTTTTCTTTTGAAAAACCCAGCATCAATCTCGTACTTACCTGTTTGTTCGTTGAAGTTAGCACCTTGTATTCTATTTTCAACAGAACTTAGATTTGAACTTTGTCTTAGCTTTTCAGTTAGCAAACCACTTCTGACAATAGTTTTAGTCTGCATACCAAGTTCAGCATCCTGAAGTTCGAGAGCTTTAATAGCGTTAATAAACTTAGGATTAGCTACACCTTGTCTTAAGAATTGAGAAGAAAGAAAATCAGTAGTACTTCCGCTTAGCATTGTAGTACCGAGAGACATAGCCCTTTGAGCAAATGCTTCTCTGTTCTCAGGATTACCCATGCTACCTGCTGAGAATAACGAAGAGTATGAACCATCAGCTTTCATCTG